GCCCAGTCTGGCGGACTTTCTGCGATAGCTGTTTTTTGACTAATGCGTCCCAGGCCGGCTATTTCGGCAAAGTTGGGCCATGCGTCATTGATGTGCCAAATAGCGGCGCATCCTAAATTAACAGCTTGCGCAAAGTCGTCGCTAAGGAGCGTGTTTCTCGTGATCGTGTAAATGTCGCCGCCAAGCCGCGACTCTGCTTTGTTTTCTACAAGCGCCAAAAAGTCAGAGATAAGACCTGGGCTGTCCTGTGATTCCCAGTCATATTTGAAAAACTTTATCTGCTTGAGCTTAATAGCTTGACAGGTATACAGCAGAGATCGCGTCTTATCTAAAGAATAATGCTGGCGGTGGTTAATAGGCGTTGCGGGTTTAAATACCATAATGTCCTGACTGGCCGCTCTTACCAAACGTACAGCCATTACGCGGTCAAGATTAAACCCAGCCTGCACCATAACAGTTTCCCGCACGGTGCCGGCGCCGGTGTAGTCATGCGCTACATAATCAACGTTGAATTTGCTGGCCCACTTCATGCACTCAACGGCTTCGGCTAGGTGTTCCGCGCCCAGCAGAATGCGCTTGCCCCACAATACGTCAATTGTTCCGTCAGCTGAAAAACCCAGCATAGCGATAACAGTAAATGACACGCCTTCCTCACCACCGCCGCCCCAGTCAATTGCCAAGACGCGATGCCGATAAAACTGCAACCGCTCAAAAATGTCTTGCGCGGGCTCTTTTTTATTAGCCCAAGGCAGCACGCATGAGTCGCGCAGTTCTGTCTCAGTAATTAATTTCTGCCCGGCGTCGATGGATTCGCCCATGACTTCGTTGTAGAACTGCGCTTGCGTCATGTTGCCAAAGCCTTCGCGCTTCATTAGCAACGTGCTCCATTTTTCCGGATCAGAAAAGTGGAGCGGCAAAATAATCTGCGGAACGTGGTATCCGGCAAATTGCCATCGCAGGTCTGGTTTTCTATGCACCCAGCGACCGTGTCTAGGATTAACGGGTTTACGACATTTTGCGCAAACTGTTCCAGGATACTTTTCGCTGATGTGAATGTTGTAGTCGCCAATCATGTCGTTCAAGTCGTGATCTAACGACGGTATGTTCCAATGCTTGCACGAGTGACACGGAATAAACCACTCCGCGCCACTTGAACGTTTGTATGCGCCCTCTAAAGGGTTATCTAGGGATTTTGGTGTCCCGGCCATATGAAGCATGGCAAATTTACTATACGACATCGTTTCTTGAATGATTGGAATGTGGTCGGGGTCCATGTCCTGAATCTCGTCCATAACGACGCGATCTGTACTGATACCACGAACACGATCCGCATCAAGCAACGCAAAACTAAAAAGCATGATGCTTTTGTTTTTGAACGAGCGCTGCAGCACGTTGTTTTCTGTGTCTGTTCCTGCCCACTGACTTTTAATAGGAGACTGATCAATAAATGACCTAACGTAATTGTTACTAAAACGCCTAATCTGCTCATACAGCGGCGTAATGTACAGCGTTTTGAAAAATGGTATACAGTTCGCCAACACAACACCGTGCGCAGCGAGCGATGTACTTTTTGAAACCTGACGTCCCGTCTTTAGCACCATATTCTTCGGCATGAGCATTCGAAATAATGGGGCAAACGGGTAGTGCTGCGAAAGGGTATATGGCTTGCCATTAAGGTTTAAAACAAGCGGCAGAATTGGCTCCAAGGAGTGAAAAAACTTTTTGTTTGCCAACGCTGTCAACAAGGCTGCGCGCTCATTGAACGAATCAATGTCAGTGCAGTCAAAATTCATGAGTTCTTGAACAAGACTACGAATACCTTTGTCGGGTATTTCTAAATCTTGGTCACGCGGCAGGGCGTTATTCTGTAAAATTTCAGGTGCCATATGGGTTACTTTGATAACGGGAACTATTACCGTAACGACGACGACGTTGAGCTACAGTGGCTCGAGGACGGCGCTAATCTGATACTGCAATTGACATTGCATAGTTTTTGTCTGTTGATTACAGGCATATGTCAGCTCGTTTACTGGGCGTTTGAAACACTCACTTCAGATAAAGTCGGCTAGTGGCCGCGGCTGGGGTGAGTATACTGGGGTTACTCACCCCAGCTCTTTTTACGGAGTCATCAAATGCCCAGAATCAGTAAAAGCGCCAAATTGTACCAGGAACGTCGGCAACCCGATATTAGAGTGACACTACGCGGACCCGGTCCGTACGTAGATCTAAATAACAACCCTGTGCATACCCTGAACCTTGAACCCCCGTTTCCAACTTCGGAGCGCGGGATTTATGGCTTTAGAGGGAGCAACTCGCCAGACAGCGCACGAACCGTCGTGTGGCCATTTGGCGATAAATACGCAACATAATGCACAAAAATTCAAATGGTGAAACTTTTATCGGTTTTTCTTGGCTAATCGGGCTGGCGGCTATTTTGTGTTTGCCGGCGCTAGGCGTTGGAGGTTTATTGGCCGCCGCAGCCACAATTTATTTCGGTCTTGTGCTGACTAACGGCGCAGACTCCGCGGCAAAACGGCGTGGGAGAAACAGATAGCAATGCAATACGCAATAGATCTAATTGCAGTTACGCTCGCTACTGGGGCAATTGTTGACGTGTGGCACAACGGCAGTATATTTGCCACAAGTCGCGCATACGTGCAAGCGCTCAATGATAGCGCTAAATACGGCTCGCTTAGGAGCCTGTGGACTGAGCTTGTTTTGTGCCCGTTCTGCAAAAGCTACCATATCCCAATTTATTTGTTTGCCGCGCTCTTGGCGGGAGACTATTTTGGCGGTATCGTGGCGGCAGTAATGCGCATAGGCATTTTTGGTCTAGCCGCTACACGTGCGTCGAACATCGTCGACGGTTTACTCCCACAAAGGATGCGATATGACCGAGAATAACGAAGAGCAGATCCAAGTTGCCGGGCAAAAAATTGAATCAGACACGCTGCGTTGCGACATCAGATTTTATGCCGCCGCGAATCAATTTATTGAGCAGCAGATTACCGAGATCCCGGAACTGCAAGCAGTGGCGGTTATCCCACTGTGGGCGCCGGCGCTAGCAGATGCGCCAAACGGCATGTTGCGGCTGCGCGACGAGCAAACACCATACCTCCCTAATCTCATGCACGCAATCATGCGGCTATTTGCGTTTAGCGTAGACATTCACAAAGACATGGTCGTGCAGCTGCGGCGATATGATATGGCCGCGAAAGCAAAAGCCGACGAACTCCAACAACTTGACGCGCAACTTAATCAGAAACGAACGGAGGCGGAAAAGGCATGACGAAAGTAGACGACGAACAGCTCGTAATCGACTGCTTAAACGACTACTACGCAACGTGGACAGAAGAAGACGCAAAAGCAGACCTACAGGAAAAGTATGGAGAGGTTTGGAGCGATGCCGAACTGGTTGAAAATTTTGGGGTGCAATTCTTCGACGGCCCGGCCGTGCACGTCATCCGAAAAGATAGCGGAAAATCCGGAACAGTTGCCTACATCAAAAAGCCGCGACTGTACTTCTCATTCGTGCCAAAACTCCGAGATGAGTAGCAGCCAGCGCAAACACTACGAAACTGGCGCCGTACGCAGCAGCGACTGCGCGGCCGTGCGGTACGATTTGATCTCCCCGATTGGGCTAGACGCCTTAGCGCGCACATACGCGGAAGGCGCTAGCAAGTACGGCCCGCATAATTGGGAAAACGGAATGCCGGCAGCGGATTTAATCAATCATGCCATCCGCCACCTGTACAAATTTTTAGCCGGCAACCGCGAGGAAGACGATCTCGGGCATGCTGCCTGGAATATTCTGGGGGCCATTCACTCACTAGAAAAATGGCCGGAACTAAATGCCGGACAGCTACGTGGGCCAGATTGCAGCGTCCCGCAAAACGCGCGGAAGCAATAACAAACAGCGGCAATATCCGCTGTAGTTAGTACAAAAGCAGCGCCCTGTTGAAATTGGTACTGCGCGCGTGTATTGTTCAGATGACGACAGCAATGTCGCCAGTTCACTGTCAAGGAGTTTATCCAATGGTCCGTGAAATTAGCGCCGAAAGTTTTTGGGATGACGGCAGCATCGACGACGACGAAAAATGCGAAAAGTATCTTAAAAGCGAAGACGTAACGGATGACACGGCGGACGACGATAGCGGCGAAGAGGCCGAAGAAGTTGCAGAAGAAGAAACGCAGCCACTCGCACAGGCCGAAGATGCCGACGGCGAAGAAGCTGAAGAAAATGACGACGACCCAGCCGACGAAGAAGATTTAGACGCTTCGGCGGCACAACCTAGAGGTAAAAAAATGGCTAAGAAAGCTGTTAGCAGTAAGACGAAGGCGGAATCTATCCGTGAAGTAATTGAAGCGCGAAAGAAAGCAGGAAAAGAGCTGCGCCCGCGCGACATCATTGCTGATTTGGAAGACATGGGCGTAGAAGTAAACGCCTCCCAGGTATCGATTACGTTGCGGACGATGGGCGTTCCGCCCAGTCGAAAAGGCGGCGCTGGCAAAAAGCCAGCAAAGGCGCACGCAGAAGAAAACGGTGAAGCAGCGCGGTCGCGAGCTACGGCAAAAGCAAGCAGGGCCGGTGATCGCGGCGGCGTTGTCCAGCGTGCGGCAACCACCGGAGATTTTGCAGAGGTTTACAGGACGCTAACTGCGGCCCAGGCCTTTGTACAGACAGCGGGGAGCATCGACCTGGCGACCCGCGCGCTTGAAGCGTACTCGCGCCTGCAAGCCGAAAAAGACGCCTGACCGGGCAGCGGAAGCCGTCCAAGGCAACCCGAGCCCCAGCACGGCCCAGCGCCCAAGCGACGCCGTGCTGGGGCCTTTTTTTGCCCGCAAAAATTGCGCTGCTTGACAGCGCTTCTTCGTGTCTGGAATAACGTCGTGGGCCACCAAGACGCGCGACCAGAAAAATCTTACCCAGTACCCAGCACCTTAACCCGCAGGATGAAACAAAACATGTATTTGTATTTCTCATTAGACCCCAACGCTAAAGTTATTAATGACGCCGCGTTTACGCCTGTAGCGCTAATGCCGTCAAACCGCGGCCGCTTGTCGCCAAATCACACAAAAATCGAGTTCGGCGCCGCGACAACTAACATCGCGGCCATTGACGGGGCCGCCCTAGCCAGCGTCACCGAACCCGCCGACATCAAAAAGGGCGTGGCCGACGCCACCATTAAAAATCTGCACGACGATCTCACGCCGGCGCAGCAACCAACTGTGCGGTTTGTATACCGCCAGTTGTGTTCTGTTTTTAACGAAATGCTGCAAACAACAGTCACAGAAACGTATCTAAATGCGCTTCCAAAAACGATGAGCGCCCAGTTGTCGGCGGTGGTCGGGGCGATCGCCGCAGAGGCCCGCCTGGTGAGCTATCCGGCGCAAAAGAATAGGATCGAGGAGTTTGTAGAAATTCTCGTCAAGAATAAAAAGCTGTTAAACGCTGTGCTGGGCGGATTACCCGGCGGCGGTTGGCACATGCAGGACGCTGTTACGCCGCGCGCGCCAAAGGCCGCGGAAGAAGAAAACGCAGAAACACTTACCGAGGAGACGACGGACGAAATGACAGCAACGACGATTAGCTTTGGTTTTGGAAAATTGAGCGGCGAAACGTCGGAACTTAAACTAGCTAAAACGGAACGCGAAGACGCCGCAAGCGGTGTGTTTCTTCCGCAACCGGACGAAACCTACATTATCAACGAGCATGTCGCGCAGCTTTTCAAAATTCTGCAGATCTCTCGTAAAAATTGCCCGCAAAATATTAACCTGGTCGGCCCGCACGGTTGCGGTAAGACTGAGTTGGCAATTCAGTTTGCCGCGCGCCTTAACCTGCCGCTGCTTATCATGGATTGCGCAAATCTTCGCGAGGCGCGCGACTGGTTCGGCTACAAGACCGCCCGCGAGGGCACCGTCTATTGGCACGAAAGCCAGTTTGTAAAAGCTGTGGAAGCCGGTAATCACGTCATTCTGCTTGACGAGCTCAACCGCGCCAATCCTCATCTGTTAAATACTCTCATGCCGCTTCTCGACGCGCGTCGGTTTACGTATCTCGAGGAGAAGGGCGATAAAATTTGCGTTGGTCCCGGTACCGTGTTTTTCGCTTCTATGAACGAAGGCGCTGGATATACCGGCACGTCGGCGCTTGACCGCGCTATCCGTGACCGTTTTCCTCGCGTCGTAGAGCTGACGTACCTTGGCGAAAAAGACGAAATCAAGCTGTTGGTCAAGCGCGTCGGTATCGCCGAAGATATCGCTACGCGTCTAGTTCAAATGGCAAATAAGATTCGGCAGGACGCCACTGGGCTGTCTGCTGCGCTCACCGAAAGCCTGTCAACGCGTCAGCTTATCGCTGCCGCGCACGACTTCGCGATCGGCGGCGTTGAAACGCTGACGTTTACGGTCAGCAATCATTTCTCTGCAGACGGCGACGACGACTCCGAGCGCGTGCGCGTTCAGAGCATTATCCAAGGCAAGTTTGGCGACCTGCTTGCTGCAAAAGCGGCAAAGGCGGCACAGAAAGGAGCGTAATGTATGGGTTGGGATAATTTCCACTCCATCTGGGACGAGCCGGTAGACGATCGGCTTGTAGACCCGGAGGAGAAAGAAGCAGATAAAAAGAAAACACCACGCAAAAAGAAATTAAGCTGGTGGGAAGAGTTTAACGATGACAGCGATAGCGGACGTGAAGAGGCGCGTAAGTACTCGTACGATGACGCCTTTGATGACGCCGCTCCCGTCTGGTATCGGCAAAGTGGTTTTGGATACAGCCGGTACAGCGATTACTCGCCCAGCCGGCTGTTTCGCAGTTCGTTTTCGTCGACGTTCACTAGCTACAGCGGCGACAACGAAGCTAAAAATAAGGCAATTCGCGCGTTGCGCACACTAACGCGTAATGCCAATACTGTCGCAAACGCGACGGCAAAAATTCAGTACAACGTGCAATTCAGCTCTGGCGCTGATAGCAACGGTGTAACTGCTGAGATTACAACTGGCAAGCAGCAGAGTATCTACGTATGCCCTGATGACGTAGTACGGTCAAAAGACGCAGACGAAGAAGACGCGGCTGTCGACGCGCTAACCGGGTTTGTGTTGCTGCGTGTGCAGTTAACTCAATCTGTTGACGCAAACACAATCTGTGAAATTAATGCTTGTGGTGTGCGCAGCATGCCAAAGTATGTAGCACAGCTTGTGCAAAATGTTGCTAGCGGCGCAACGGTTTCGGCCGGCGGTGCCGCGGCAGAATTAGTCGACAGCTATTTTGCCGGCATGCTCGCAAAAAGCATGCTGACGCGACTTTGTCGCAAAGCTGTGGTCAAGGACTGGAGCGGGTTTGCGCCGTACTTTGTCCGGCACGCTAAAAAGTTTCTAACAGCAAAAGAAAAGATCGAAGCGCTGTCGCCGTCTGTCGAGGGGTTTGCAACTAAAATTGCGTACAACCTCGTAGCGGCAGAAGACGAGGTCGCTGTAATTCCAGAAATAGCCAAGATTGTCGATGACCATTTAGGCGAAAAACTGGATGCGGCTAAAATTTTACCAGCTTGCCAAAACCTCATCGCCAAAATTCGCGAGTGGTTTGCCAGTCAAGCAGAAAATACGCCGGGCGCAATTGAGTCGGCCCTAGCTGCGGCAATTGAAAAAGTTGCGTCACGCGGCGACGGCAAGTCTTCGGCAACAGAAGAACAAGAAATGCATGCCGGCCTAGACGAGTTTGCCGGAGCAATGGACGATCTGTTTCGTGAGGAAAACGACAGCGCCCCGCGGCTCGCCGAGTTTCAAAACGGACTTAACGCCAGCCGTGAAATTGTAGACGAAATTACAAACGCGCTGTACAAAGAAAAGTTTGTAAACGGGCTTAAAAATTCGCTAAAAACGCTAAAAGAAGCTATGATCGCTGAGTCGCACACCGACGCAAGTCGCAGTGCGGCTAACGACTACATGGCAGAAACGATTAAAAGTCAGCTGGAGCATTTTCGCCAGCAGGTTTTAGATCTGACCAAGGCCGTGCCCGAGGCGGATAAAGTACCTGCGCCAAATTTGAAAGAACTAATAAAAGAGGCGGCAGACCCACTAAGCGCAACGGTAAGTATGCGCCAAGAATTGGAAAAGTTTACAAAACAGTTTGCCCCCGTAATAAAAGACGAGATTACCGAACTGCGTAAAAAGTTGCATGAACGCGCAACCAAATATGCAGAGCTAAGTACGGCTGAAATTGCTGCAACGCAAAAAATGCTGGAAAAGCATATCGCGGCACGAGAAACCCTGACCGAACTTAACGGCAAGTTTGGCAGCGCTGGCGCGGCGATAGACATCTCAAATAAAATCATAAGTGTGTTAGCTGCACATAAACTCAGCCAAGAAACAATGCAAAAATCGCTGACGACGGCCGCTGCGTCGGCGGTTAGAAGCGCAACAGGAAATCGTTCCGAAGCGCGCGAAATTGACGGCGTTTTGGACAGAATGCGCGTAAGTGGGGCAACGCTTGCGCTAAATACAATTCGTTGGTCGTTTAACGGCTCACGTGGTCAAGCGCAAAAATTTGTTGGCGAGGCTACGCGCGCGTATGAAACCGCAACCAACGCGCAAGAAGAGTACGGAACAGATGACGAAAGAGTCGAAAACGCAATAAACGCATGGCACAAACCGGCTATAGATGAGTTTCTGTCTACGGACGAACTTAGCGCTGGTCAGTTTATTGCCATGGCGATGCGTGAAGTTAACAAAGAAATGTTTGACGCGTTAACAAGAGCGTTTAACAACGAGATGGGGGAAGTGCCAATAATAACGGCTGGCATGACTCCAGAAAAATTTGAAAAGTTGCAAAACGCGGCGGCCAGTCTTGGCATGTCTCCGCAGGCTTTGCTCGACATGCTGCGCGCGGCCGATAAGGCGCAGACGGCCGGTAAAAACTGTTCAGACGCCACTCGTGCTGGCGACATTATTAATCAGGTGTTCAATCGAGATGTGCAAGAACTGAGCCCAATCGATGAACAGCTTTTTGGCGAAACTGTGCAAAAGAAAACGACTGTGCTAGACGGCGCAGCAATTGACACCGTTAACCAAGAAGCAAAAGACGCTGTCGAAGAAGAGTACGTTGCGTATTTGAGTGACACAAACGCACGACCAAAAATGCGCGTTACGCGTAAAAGTACTAAAACAGCAAGTCCATATACACAAAAAATTGCTGCAGAAGTTATCCAACGAAACCGCGGCGCCATCGATAAAATTCGCAACGCGCTGCAGTTTCAAAATAACAAACGGACTGGTGAGGTGTACGGCACGCTGTCCGGCGATTTAGATGAAGGTAGTCTGCATAAACTACGATATGACTCTGAGCATATCTGGTCGCAGAAGACTATCACAAAATTGCCAGACGTAGCTGTAGGTTTACTAGTTGACCAGTCCGGCAGTATGTCTGGACCTAAAATTAACCAAGCCCGCGAAATGTGCATTCTTTTGGCCGAAGCAATCAAAAGAATTAAAGGTGTTCACCTGCACATTTACGGGCACACTGCTAATAGAGCCGGCGGTACCGATTTGGAACTATTTGAGCACTTCAGCTCTGTTAACTCAGCTGAAAACGCACACCTAGGCCATCTCGGCGATATTACCGCCTACTCTAACAATTATGACGGTTATGCCATCAAAGAAACCGCCAAACTGCTAAACCAGGATCCAGCAAAACGGAAATACATGTTCGTCATCTCAGACGGACTTCCACACGGCTGCGGTTACGCTGGCGAAGATGCCAGAAAACATGTGACGAGTGTTTGTACATTTGTGCGCTCTCGATTGAAAATTGCTACATACGCGTTTGCTGTAGGTGTTCCTCCGAGCGAAAAAGCTCATTTTGAAGAACAATACGGCGCAAACAACGTGATCTTTTTGTCTAAAGTGTCCGCATGCTTGCCGCAAATTGTGCGGTTTCTGCGAAACGCGCTACAAAAAGAAAAGACGCTTGTTAACGCAGCTGTAGACTAATTTGCTAAATGGCACAAAGGCAACTCTCTAACTTGTAGCAGGAGGATGACAATGAGTTGGTGGCAGATTGACGGAGAAACTGGTGGGATCAATTGGTCGTCGCGAGGGCCGGACGGCGCTGTGTTGTGTAATCAAATTCCTGGAAAAGCACCCAGGGAAAATTACTACAACGGCGACGAACCAGCCGACATTCTCGACAAGGTCATAAACACTATGATCGACAAGCTAATTGATCCGGAATATAAAAATGCCGCTAGGAACGCTTTTCTAGGTCAACCCGTAGACGACCTAGAAATCGATCTGATTCACAAACAGTCCCTCGAAAATGCGTGCCGACGAATTACTCGCGTGTATGAACGCGCGTGGAGTCGGGAGCCGTATTTCGAGGAGCTGGCGGGCGTGTTTGAGTTTTGTACAGCCTTTATTGCCGGGAATCCAGCAGTACGGGTTGGCGAGTAGACAGGCATACGGACGTGTCTGTTTTGTTTGAGAGACCTTAGAGGGTTTAACGATGCGAGTTTGTTTTGCGATTGCGGTTGTCTGTGCGTTTGTTACGACGGGTGCGGTAGCCGGTGATGCCGGCGACGGTACCCAGAGCGTCCTGGTAAATCAGCCGGCTCCGGCTGCCACGGCGCCAAAGTGCGACAAGTGCGCAGAACCGCAGCTTGTCTGCGTGTCTGGCCAGTGCACTCGGCTGTACAACGCCGAGTCGCACGAGTCCGAGAGCTGCCGTAACCGCCTTTTCGGCGGGACGGTAGTGCGCAAGAACAGCCGAACGGTCTACAAGCCCGTTCGTCGCTAAAGTTAGTTAGCACCACAGCCACGGAGGGCGTCGGGTTTGTACTCGGCGCCCTCTTTCTTTAAACAGGAAACAAAAACAACTATGCCATATTTTCAAGTACGTGTATCGCGAAGTTACTCAAAAGACATGCTAATCGAGGCGTCTGACCGAATCGAAGCTGGCGAGTTGGCGGTTGCCGCAATGGCGTTTGATGCCGACGTGGAAAGCGCTGCCGGCGAGCCGCCAAAGCGCGTGATTCTTCTCGCGCACGACTCGAACGAAAGCATCGACACAGCCCGCGCAGACAAGGCCGATTGGACGACAGCCCTTAAAACGCAAAGGAGCGAGTAACCATGGGAATTGACATCTATCTTGAGTGGGACGGTAAAGACGAAGACGAAAGCGTCGAGCAGGGTGCGCTTGGTTTTAATACGACGGCAGGCCACGCGGGTTATCTGCGCGAGTCGTATCATGGCGGACCATACGCCACAAAAATCTTAGTGCGGGAAGCGTTTGAGGCAGAAAACTGCCGAGCACGTATTCCAGCGGCTAGGTTGCGCAAAAGGCTTACAATTCCAGACCGGTCGGCAGAGGGTTGCGATGGCGGGCATATTGCCTCGCAGATGCTCGCGGCCGTGCTGAACAAAATGGCCGGCAAAGATGGCTCAAAAGTAGAGCCGGCGTTTGTTGCAAACGGCAATACGCCAACTATGACTGTAGAAGAAGCCGTCCGTGCGCGCTACAAAACGCTGTATCCGGACACAGATGCCGAGCATATTGACGACGTTGTGCAATCGTTTCGAGATTTCGTGGCGTTAGCGGAACTCAAGGAAAAACAAACAGGAAAACCGTGCGTTATTTACGCATCGTATTAAGCCATGGCTAAAACAAAACCTAAAACAAGCAAAAAAAAATCACACAGTTTGCCGCCAGAGTTTGAAAAAATGTTAAAGGAGATTGCTGCGCGCAAACTTGACGATGAAAAAATAGGGCGCGAGCAACTAAGCGTGATATGCCCAGAGCTTTTCTTAATAGGCTGCGTAAAATGCCACGTGTCGTACAGCGGCGAGGGTGACAGCGGCGGCGTTGATCATATCTCCTACGTAGACATAAACGATGTATGCATTATAGAAGTGCCGCAAAAATTGCTCGACGCTATGGAGACAGCGGTTTGTTATTTATTGCCAGGCGGTTTTGAAAATAATGACGGCGGCTACGGCGAAATAACAATTGATATTCAGAACAAAAAAGTAAAGCTTGAACACAATGAGCGCGTTGTTGACGTGGAAGTCAGCGAACAAAATTTCACTTATTAGGAGGCACTGTGGGAATTTGCAGGTTTAAAACCGACGAAGTTTTGCCGCTTATCAAACACGCACTGGCGGCCAAAGATTTCAGCATGGGTTACGAAAGTATGCCCGACGAAGAGTACATAAAACTTGGGCTGGAGCCGCCAAAAAACAGATTGCCGCCACAGCCGGCGTTGTTGTTTGTGCACGATTCTGGCGTGTATTTAATGAGCAACGGCACTCCACGCAAAGAAACCGAAGTTGCTTACGCAGAAGGTTGCAATCCAAGTGTCGGCGAATTTGATGACTGGTACGGCAAAAGCCGAGAGCTTGTTGGCGGAGACGATTTTGTCGAGGTGCTTTGCATTGGGCCGGACTGGTCGGCAGATTGCGAAAACTTTGACTTTTTGGAGCTAAACATAACGCCAGAATCTATTTTTCAGCGCTGGGTGAAAAAAGAAACGGCAACGCCCGCAATAAACGAAGAAGTTTAATGGCGCACCCGTACCACCACGCCCTGTCTTCTGTAAAGAAGTGGGGCGGCTGCGTAGAAGATTATCAGCCAATTCATGACTGGTTTGACGGCAGCAAAGCGCACATGGCGGACTTTCGTCATCGCGCTTTGCGGCATCATTCCGAAGGCGTATTTATGGCTGAAAAAATATTTGGCACGACTATCATCAATTCTGCTGGGCGCGCTGTCCCAGTCAGGCACATTGGCGAGCAGCACGTGCAAGAAGATCTGGGCAGAATACCAACGCTTTCAGACTGGCTGTCGTGCATTGCGCCAGCAAGCTGGATGATGGGCGCGGGTAAAACCCTAGAAAAGGAGTTAGCGCTTGCGCCAGGCGAGGATGCCGCTAAAACCATGACCAAGCCTCAAAAAAAAGTGCCGACAAGAGGCGTAACGACGATTTGATTTGTTTTCACCATTACGAAAGGATTCAAGATGCGTAAGTTTCTTTTTGCCGTTTTGTTCGTTCTTGGTTGCAGTGCCACTAGCTTTGGCCAGCAACCTATGCCCAAGAGCTATGGCTACACCACATACATGAGCACAAGCAGTGCCCAGGGTGTAGCTGAGCTGCAAGCAAAAGCCGGCCAATGCCGGCATTTTGGCGGCAACAGCGGCTACGAAGGCGTTGGATACAGTTCCTCGAGCGCCGACGCAGCTATCCGCAATTGCTGCTACTGGGGTCAAAGAAAGCCTAGGGAAATCGGCGTCGCGCGCGGTGCGCGAGGCTGGTTTGCCTGCGTCCGATATCACTAATATGAAAATCAAATACGCAACAAAAGAGCAACTAGTCAAAATCAACAAGCGCGCAATCGAGAAAAATTACAACCGAGCAGTGGAGCCGGAATATCTCGACGCGCTTAATGACACCCTGCTTTTCCCTATCTGTTTTGAAATGCTTCACGAGCATGCGCAGGGTAAGCCGGTTGAACCGCACGTGCGGTGTATGTTTGTGCTTAGCGCACTTCCAGACAGAGTTCTTATCGACGTGGAAATGGGCATGTATGAAATGCTCGACGAACATGACGATAAAAAACCAGAAAAACTGGAAATACGCGCTATGCCGTTTTCAGTCAATTAACCTTTAACCACAGAGGAGGCAGTAATGTCTGAATCTGAAAAGAAAAGCCGAGAGGCTAAAAAGGTG